ATGCTCACAGATACGAAACTGAAAAACCTGAAGCCAAGAGAGAAGCTCTATAAAGTCACCGATCGTGATGGCCTCTACGTTGCCGTGCAACCAAGCGGCTCCGTCTCCTTCCGATATGACTATCGAATTAATGGCCGGCGCGAGACGCTGACGATCGGCCGATATGGTGCTGACGGTATCACATTGGCTGAAGCGCGCGACGAACTCAATACCGCCAAAAAGATGGTGGATGCAGGCCAGTCGCCGGCTGCAGCAAAGCGCGACGGTATCATGCAAATTAAGGGGGCGGAAAATTTCTCCGACTATACCGTCGCCTATATGAAACACGTCCGCCTTGCAGATAGCACTCGGGCGATGAAGCAGGCAGTGATCGACAGAGACATCCTGCCAACGCTGGGGAAAAAACTTCTGCATGAAATCACTACGCCAATGCTCCGCACACTGTGCGACAAGATAGTCGACCGCGGCGCCAGGGCGACGGCGATCCAGGTACGGGAAATTGTCAGTGCCGTTTTCACCCATGCTATTGACCGCGGCCACGCAGTTCCAAACCCGGCGGCAAATATCAAAGCTTCCAGCATTGCCACATTTGAAGAACGCGATCGCGCGCTGGAGCCTTATGAGATCGGGTTGTTCTTCAATGCCCTAAACTCTACCGGCGCCGCATCTTCACTAAAGCTGGCTTTGAAGCTGATACTGATCACGATGGTGCGCAAGGGGGAGCTGACTGACGCCACCTGGAAGGAGGTCGATTTTTCTTCAGCGCGCTGGACGATACCAGCAGAGCGGATGAAGGCGGGGCGTCCGCATGTTGTGTATCTGTCTCAGCAGGCGATTGACATCATGGTTGCTCTCCAAGTGGCAGCGTGTGGTTCCGATTACATCCTGCCGGCCAGATATAACCCAAGAAAATCCATGTCCAACTCAGCGCTTAACCGGGTGATCAATACGACAAACGAAAAAATCAGGGAATCAGGAAAAGAAATAGCGCACTTCACAGTTCACGATCTGCGTAGAACTGCCAGCACGCTGTTGCATGAAGAGGGGTTTAATACGGATTGGATTGAGAAGTGTTTGGCCCATGAGCAGCGCGGCGTGCGCGCGGTATACAACAAAGCAGAGTATGCCGAACAGCGCCGGGATATGCTGCAGCAGTGGGCCAATATGGTGGATGGGTGGATCGAAGCGGAGCGGGTAAAGTAGAAATCAATTTTGTCGTGCGCTGACTGATGCCAGGCACTGATCGAACATGGATATTTTGGGGCTTTGCGCGAACCGGCGTTTTCCGCCGGAATACGCATAAGTGCATGGTTGATTACCGTGTAGCTTTCGCTCGATTAGCTGGTAGTCAACTAACGTCGCCAGCGCGCGGCTAAGGGCATGTGACGAGATGGGCTTATGTTCCATTTCGTACAGTTCCTTTATCTTTGCATAGCCGATGTTCTCGTTGTCTTTCACGATCTGCATAACATCATCACGGTTGTGTTTCATGATGCGATCCTCACTGCTGCTGGTATGGTGAATCCGCCGGGGAGCAGTTCGACGTCATTCCGTGGGCATTCGTTACCCCAGTGGTGCCAGCCTGGCGCGTCACCTCTGCTGAAAAGTTCAATTCGTGACACGTCACCATATAACCGCTCGAGACGATTCCGCGCTTCCCATGGTTTCGCGCTGTGCTGCGTGATTGGCGCGTAGATCACCTGCTTCACAGATGCATCCTGTCGTTCAAGTCCAGATCCGCGCACGGCAACGAGCATTGACTCCTGATTGCCTCGGCTGTAGTTGCCCGGGTTCATGCGGGTGATCCCGTTGATGAGGTCGAGGAAGTCATAGAAATCTACCAACCCGTCCTCAATCGCGGCGTTCACTGTACGCTCTGCAAGTTCGTTGAACTTCACCCAGGTAAACAGGAACATCTGCCGCACGTCGAATCCCCATGCCGCAGCCAGCTCCTTCGCCTGCTCTGCATGCGTGCCGGTGTACCACATTGCCAATAAGCTATTTTCTGCTGCGATTGACCACACAGGAAGCCGCTTCAAGTCCTGCAGCGTCATCGTGCTGTAGTGGTTGCCGGCGGCGCCGTTGCTGATCTTGTTTCCGTACTGCCATGGCGGATCTGCATAGATAAGTTGATAACTCATACCCTATCCCCTTTGATTGATAGACCGATAGAGCGAAGGGATTCCCTTACCTTGTATCCATCAAGCAGCTCAAAATCTTCCATCTCTGGAAGCTCAACCACGATGCTTGCTCGGCTGGCCTGCCATGCCTTCCACATCAAACGAACAACAGTCTCATTGGATGTGCTGATGTGCAGAACCATTTCTTTGTTAAACCACTCTTCAAACTCTTCGCGTAGCTTATCCACTGATTGCCTCCGCCATCCTAACGACCAGCACAGTCAGGCCGATCGACAGAAACCAAAACACGAACAGGCCAGCAAGCATATAGGCCCACACATTACGCATCATGTGACGTTTGATATTCATGCTGCGCGCTCCTGTACTGGCCGTTGTTTGCGCTGACGGACATCGGGGGAATAATCCGGCGTGCGGCCGGTGTTCTCGGCCTGTTGCTTATCGAGCCACGCTTCTACTTCATCCAAGTTCCAGGCCACGGTGCGATTGGTCAGTGCAAAGCGTTGCGGAAATTCTCCTGCCTTTTCCAGTTTTGTGATCTGCGACTCCGACATGGGAACCATCGCCAGGAGTTGGGGTTTTCGAATTGCTGCTTTCATTGCTTCTCCTTTGGCGGGGCCGTAGCCCCGCGGCGGTTGGTTACATTGGGACTTCGTTCAACTCATCGCGACGGATGTTGTAAACGTCGGTGGCTGCCTGCAGCTGTTCTTCATGTGGCGCAAGAACGTGCGCGCCGTATTTATAGGCTTTGTCTAGTTCTTCCACGCTTGCGGCTTTGTTTGCCGCTTCGGTAAATGCAGCCAGAAGATCGTCAGGCGACCGCTCATCTTGGTTCACCATCTTGATCTCTTTTTCCGGCTTCTTGCCGTTGATAAGGCTGTTTACGCCGGCGGCGCTAGTGGCGGGTGGGGTGACGTCGCGCTCAACGCGTGGTTGCGGCGCGTCGAATTCATCTGGCGTGTACACACCGAGAATCACTTCAGGGCAGTACAGGCGCGCCCAGTATTTAACTGCCAGATAGGCGATCTGCTGTTTTGGTGCAGTTTTCCAAAGGGGTGAATTGCGCGTGGTGATAGGTGCCAGATAGACTGGCTCACCCCAGGTTATTTCTGTTTCACCGCGGATCACTGCGCCTACACGAATGAATAAACCTGCTTCATGCTGTTTATCAGGATGCAGCATGTACGCATCCCAGTCGCCGCCATATTCGTACTTGAATCGACCTTGAACGGCGCGAGAACTGGTTACTACCGCGTTAACTAACTGAGCCTCGTAGCCCAAAGTGCCATTTACCAGGTGGGTTTTTTGGGCTACTGCAAACGGGTTCATTCCCCACTGTGCCGCCTGCATTGCCACAGCCATGCAATCCGCTGGTTTTCCTGCAAGGTGTTTTGGCAGCGTCTGCACACTCTGAGCCATTACTTCAGCGAACTGTTGTAACTGGCGTAGTCCGGATGGGCTAAAAATTGCCGTTGCTGTGTCTGTTACGTCGTGGTTTCCCACTGTGATGATGTCATTGCTCATGCGTATTGGTCCTGTTTGCGCACCCATGCTGGGCGTTGAATTTTTTCGACGCCGCCCCATTCATCGGTGATGCGGCACTGGTGATAGGTATTCAGATCCCGGCGGTAGAGTCGGTGACCCTCGTCTACGTCTGCTGCGTCGAGTTCAAAAACGCGTACCGGGTAGCGGCCGCAGTCGATCGTCTCACTGACAGCCAGGAAGAAAAATCCGGGAGTTTCGCCGGTGACCTGCTGGAATCCATCGCGGTACATGGCATCCTGGACGTGATAGCGGAACTCCTCGATGTGGCGCGCGAAACGGTCCATGTCTGCAACCTTCTTCACGTCCACAATTACCGGGTGATCACTCAAGTGCCTGTCTGGCCGGCACCGGCACAACTCACCAGTTTCCGGATCAGTCCAGTAAAATGAAGATTCGCAATTGCCGTCAGCTTCGAGCATCCAGCGCGCCGCGGGGTGAGCCATAACGCTGTCGCGCATTAACTGAAGTTTCCGTCCTTGCTCTGCGTCCATGACGGTTTTACCGGTATGCTCGCAGTCTTTCAGAAATGCCGCCTCGGCTTCCTTGCCGGCGGTGGTGCGCCGGTTAAATTCCGGCGCGATGATGAACCGCTTGCTGAATTCGTCCGGCTCAAGCAGCTTGCAGTGCAGAGCCGTTCCCATGTCCAGCGCCTTTAGCTTTTCAGTGTCGACCGGTGCCGACTTGATCCACTGAAGCAGAGCCGGGTTCTTGGCGACCATATCCAACTGAGACTTACTCACGCCGTCGCCGGCGTGGTAATCCTCGTTTGAAATGTCGTGGTAGATGCCTTGTTTCATTACGCCACCTCGTCGAACTGGTGGCGCCGGCGGTAGATCTCCAAAGCGCGCTGACGCTTTACCAGCTCCGTTATGCAATCCCAAATTGCAGCGCCTGCCAGTTCCTGGTATTCGGTTGAGTCTGCGCCCAGGGCTAAAACCTCCGGTTCAAATTCCGGCGGAAGGTACTTGCTGATGAAAGCGGTGAAGCCGTGAATCGGCACATTCTTATCCAGCGCCTCAACCTCTGCATAAACTGCCTCGTTATCCTGCTCTGTGAAGCTGGCAACGATTTTTTCAATATCGATAGCCTGTTGTGCGTTCATAATGGCCTCAGTAGTTAATGGTCATGTGCTGCACCTGCATACGTGCAACTGCTTCAACGCATTTTTTCGCGCAATCTTCCTGCACTCCCGCCGCCACCAAATCGGCAACAACAGAGCGATTAACGGCGCGACGATGCTCAACATCTGCCGATTTAGCCGCAATTTCGTCCGCTGCTTTTTTCTCTGCAGCAATCCGATCCTGCTCTGCCTTTTGTGCCCGAAGCCGTTCAGCCTCAACGGCTTCTTGCTTCTCGCGTTCAGCACGTTGTTCTGCTGCAATGCGCTCTTGCTCTGCGCGTTCGGCTGCTGCCTTTGCATCGGCTTCTCGTCTGGCCGCGGCTTCGAGTTCTGCCCGGCTCTTTTCTTCTGCTTCTCTGCGCGCGCGTTCTTCTGCTTCGCGTTTGATTTGTGCTTCTCGTTCCCGCTGTGCAGCCTCGGCTTGCTCAATGCGCAGGCGCTCGAGCTCTTTCGCTTCAGCCTCGCGTTGCCGTGCCGCTTTCAGAGCCACTTCTAACTTGGTGATAGCTGCGTCTTTTGCTACGCCTGCCTCTGCCGTAACCTCCTGCCATGAGTCATCTATCGCTGTTGCTTTAACCGATTCCAGCCTTGCCGCTATCTCTTCCGCTGGTGGGACGTTGCCAAACTCATCGACAACGTTGGCAATTTCACGAAGCGCTGACAGTCGTTGCTGCAGGTCGGCAACGCGTTGCTTTTCTGCATTCTCAAATTCGGTAAGAGGAAGGCGTACTGCGTCACGAAGCTGATCGCATGCATCAACAAATCGTTTAATTTCCTGCTCAGCAGGTTTTACTGCTTCTTTCAGGCGGCGGAGGTAATCACGCCCTGGCTTCTCGACCGCTGTCTTGCTTCTGGAAACCTGCGCCGCTAGTGATGCGATCCTGTCGCGCCCTTTCTTGGTTGACAGGTCCGGCACTTCATTTGCCACCGCCTCTTTGATCTGTTCGAAAAACTGATCCAGGCCGTTTGGTTTATAAATTGCTGGCGCCATCTCTTCGGTTATGCTGATAGCCGGTAGTTGTTTTTCTTCGCTCATCTGTGTGCAACCTCTAATTGATTGGCCGCGTCCAGCGCGACACGTGTTGTAAATGCCCAGTGCAGGGCTTCATTGAAATCTGCAAACCGCCAACTGACACAGCCGCAGACGGTTACGCAGAAAATCCCGTTGATGGTTTGAGAAATCATTTTTAGTCCTATTGATTACCTGCAAGGTAACTACTGGTGGCGCGAGAAACCTGCGCCCCGCAGGGCGAGGTGGGTTTTATTCGTTCACTTCGTGCATTTGTCCGATTTCAAGGTAATAAGCGATGTCGCTCATTCTCATTGACGGTTGCGGCCATACTGCGTCGCGCCAGATGTCGCCGGTCAGGCGGGTTTTCATGTAGCCATCAACGAGCATCCATTGGCGATCGTTCATCTTTGACCCGTAGATAACATTTGGCTTCATCGTGTAACCCTCTGCTGTGTCCCCGGCGTGCGGGGAAAATCGTTAATGTTTAGGTGATCACCGCATCATCGCGGTGCCTCAATTCCTGCCTGATTGTTAAAGAGCATCATTACCAGATTGGTAACTTCTTGAGGTAATAATCGACCGTAAACGGATTGGTGTCAATAGTCAGTAATAGAAAAAGTTACCCAAAAGGTAATTATTGGTGACATGAGAAACCGCCGCATGGCGGTAACTTGTTGTCATGAAATGGGATTGTCTTGTTAGATACGCGCCTGCTGCATAACGAACTCAATGAACGATTCGATCTTGGCTTTATCTTCGGCCGGCAACTGCGCGTATTGTGATCGATCATAGTTAATCAGGGTAGGGTCTTTTGGCTTCAGCAGCAACTCATAGCCGCGGCGCCCGAAAGCACCGGCGATCGCTTCCAGGCTGTTGATGGTGATATTGCCTTCGCGGCTCAGCACCCGGTTAACTGTGGACTGGCCGACGCCGGCAGCGGCGCCAACTTTAGCCTGGCTGGAAAGTTCGCGGTTGTTGCTCATCCACAATTCCAGGTTGCTCGCCACAATGGCGCCGACTTCGGTTTCTTCTTGCACAGCTTCGGCGCCGGCAGCCATTGCCATCATGTGATCGCGGTCCAACCAAAACTTAGGTTTATTCGCTGCAACCTCAAGCTTGCGCGCTACTGAGTCACCGATTGTCTTGTGGTTCTTGTCTGTCGCCGGCTTCAGCCAACGGCTGATCACGTTGGCATTAATCTCCAGCCGTTCCGCCAGGCGTACTTGTCGGCCATCGAAATCACGGTTGATGATGTCGCGGAGGTTCTCGCGGCGGATGTCGTTAATGCTTTTCATAGTGGTTTCACAGTCCCTTGAATAGGTTGTTGCCTGTATTTAAAACAAAATTACCTAAATGGTAAACGAACCGGAAAGGTAACAAACTTGCGAATTAGCACCATTTAGGTAATTATCTGCACGATCAAACATTGAAAAGAGGCAGGATATGGAGCCGTTTAACTTCAAACAATTCTGGCTGGGGATGAGCAAAGATGAGCGTGATGCGTTTGCAGAAGAAGCCGGCACCACCGCGCTCTACATCATGACGCATACGCAGAGGAAGACGCGAATGCCAAAGAAAAAGTTCATTGATCAGCTGTTTAAGGCGTGCAAGAAAAGAAAGCCGGATTTGACAAAACAGGAACTGGTGCTGTTCTTCTACTGATTAACGCCACCACACCAAGGGTCGCTAACGCGGCCCTTTTTTATTGCTCACAGCCACGGGTAATAAAAATCTATTTATGGTTGATCTATTTTTGCTTTGCATGCATTCTTACATCACTGACGACAGTAAAAGAGGCCTATGAATGAAAATTGTTACCCGGGCCGAGGCCATAAATCTCGGTCAACTCCGGTTCTATACCGGCAAGCCTTGCCGTAATGGTCACTACTCTGAGCGCTTTACGAGTAACGGCGTTTGTGTGGAATGCTCCGCGCAACACTCCTCCGCTTACCGCAAGCACATCAAGAAACTGATCCACGACGCCAGGGCAAAAGTAGCGGAGGTGAGCTGATGGCCGGCGACTGGATAAAAATGCGTTCTGACCTTCACACACATCCGAAAATTGTCCGCATGGCGTCCGCATTGAAAGCGGACAGACTTCGGATTGTTGGCGGACTACATTCCGCATGGTGTCTCTTTGATGTCCATTCTGTTGACGGATTCCTTGACGGTTACAGTCCTGAAACGCTCGACGACATGATCGGATTTCCTGGATTTTCTCGCGCAATGATGGCTGTTGGCTGGCTGGAAGTTGACGGCGAAAACCTCGTAATGCCTAGATTTGACGAGCATAACGGGCAGTCTGCCAAGCGCCGCGCGCAGGATGCGGCGAGGAAAAGAAGCGTCCGCAAAATGTCCGCATCGCAAGCGGACAAAATGACGACCAGAGAAGAGAAGAGAAGAGAAGATCTAAAAGATAAAGATCCCCCTCTTACTCCCCCAAAGGAAAAACAAGCTTATCCCTATCCGGAAGGATTGAACGTATCCGCCTGGGAGGAGTGGAAGCAGTATCGGCGTGATTTGAAGATCAAGGCGTATGCACCAACGCCAAGAAGCGAAGGGGCGGCAATCACGAACCTGTTGAAGCTGTCAGGTGGAGATCTGCAGGTGCAGGCAGAAATCATCAAGCAAAGCATGGCCAATAGTTGGCATGGGTTATTTGAACTTAAGACCGGAGGCAACCATGAGACAGGCGGGCGATATGGTGCGGGACCTGATTACAAAGGCAACGCAGTCGAAGCAGTTCACGCAGCAACAGCCAGGATGCGAGAGCAATACGGACTCACAAGCCCTGGACAGAACAATCAGGATTTGGGATCGCATGGTGGAACTGTATTCGGACAAATGGACCAGGCGGAACGGGCTGACCCCGCCATCACTCTGGATCAACGCGATTGGAAAGCTGTCTGACGCTCAGATCAAGGCCGGCATAGGTGAGTGCATGAGGCAGTGCCTGGTTGAAGGCAATAAGTTCGCTCCGGACCTGTCCGACTTCTTGGCATACGTCAGCAGCAGCACAAAGCATGGCCTTGGAATCGACGTTGACGAGGTGATGCAGGAGTTTAACGCCTACTGCAAGAACCGAAGCCGCTACAGCTGCGCGGAAACATATCCGTGGAAGCATCCGGTTTTCTACTGGATATGCTGTGACCTTCGCTCTGAGATGATCCAGAAAAACCTTACCAGCGGAGAGCTGGAGAAGCTGGCAAAGAAAAAACTGAATGCTTGGGGCGCCAAAGTGCAGGCTGGAGAATCGATCCCCGATCCGGTTCCCTTGCTCTCTGAAAAAGCATCCTCGCGGAAACGCGGTGCACCGGGCGCTGGCCATTCAGCAGCAATGGAAATGCTGGCAAGATTGCGAAACGGGAAACCGAATACGAATTGAAATGCTGAAATTTCTGCGGCTACGGTGGGTAGATTGCGTTAAGTGCCTTGATGGCATGCAACGAGATGGGTTAAGCCATAAAATCGATTGTAGGCCTGTACAGAGGGTTTTAGCGCATGTGCGATTTGTGAGAGCAATCGCTATTTTTTAGTTGCAAATAATTACCCAATTGGTAATGATTACCTAAAAGGTGATTTAAGGAGTGAGCAGTGAAGCGAGTTGCAAACCGTTCCTTTGCCCTTGGCCGCCTTAAGACAGGGCAGATGAATAAAACCGAAGAAGCGTATTTCGCTGAACTCAATACGCAGAAGTCATCTGGCTTGATCGCCTGGTTCAAGTTCGAAGGGGTAAAGCTCCGGCTGGCAGACAACACGTTTTACACGCCTGACTTCGCAGTGATGCGCGCAGACGGAACGATGGAACTGCACGAGGTGAAAGGATTTTGGACTGACGACGCCAGGGTAAAAATCAAAGTCGCCGCGGATATGTACCCATTCAGGTTTATCGCGCTCAAGGCCAAAAGCAAAAAGGCCGGCGGTGGCTGGCAGCAAGAGGAGTTTTAACGATGGACAACATCGACGATGCAAACGAGCGCGCAGCCACATACCTGCAGGCGCAGATCGATGCAGTAACCAAAAAGTCATCACTGCCGGCGGCGCATGAATGCGACGAGTGCGGCGAAGAAATACCAGAAGCACGGCGCAGAACCGTGCCAGGTGTCCGGCTCTGCATCGACTGCAAAGAGCTGGAAGAACTAAACCAACGTACACACAGGTAAGGATTTGATAATGAAAAATATCGTTGAAAATCAAGGTATAAAAACTGATAAGCCGTTGCCTATGAGTTACGAGGCGCTGAAGGCTGAGCGCGATGCGCTGGCCGTGGAGAATGCGGCGCTGAAGGATGGGTTCGAATGGCTTTACGCGGTTGTCTCATCTGATGAAGTTTCCATTCCTGATGAGAAATATAGCGCCGTCACAAATGCTGCCGCCGTTTTAAGTGAAACCCCAGCCACTGACGCAGCACTTGCAGCTATCCAGGCGCAGGGAGTGGAGAAGTTTGCTGATGACCTTCACAAAACCGCCATGGCTATGTGCTCAGTCAAGCCGGACAACACCACCCCAGGCGCTTATGCGCGACTGGCTCGCTCGTTCGCTAAGAAGCTGAGGGAGGCCAAATGAAAGAGCGCCCAGTGATTTTCAACGGCGAGATGGTTCGCGCCATTCTCGACGGCCGCAAGACCCAGACGCGGCGGGTTATTGCCAATGTCAGCCCAGATAACTGCATTCAACTGCAGAAGCCTACCAAAACCAAAGACGGGATTTACACGCATGTCATGGATGCGCCGGGGCATGGTTTATGCCCATTCGGCCAGGTAGGCGATCGGCTGTGGGTGCGCGAGACGTGGCAAGGCCCATTGGTCGATGAAGAGCATCTCGACGATTACCGAGCCAATGCCGACAAGTTTCAAGCCCCGGAGTTTTGCGAGTACGCCGCCGATGGTGGTGCGCGTCCTGAGTTTTGCGATTTTGACGACAACGTCCGCCAAGGCTGGCGCCCATCAATCCATATGCCGCGCTGGGCCTCCCGCATCACGCTGGAAATCACCGCCGTGCGCGTTGAGCGGCTGAACGATATCAGCGAAGAGGACGCCAAGGCTGAGGGTGTGACGCCATCGCAACACATCATCACGCCGCCAGAAGCGCTATATCGCGTTGGGTTCCTGAAATTGTGGCAATCCATCTACGGCGCAGAAAGCTGGAGCGCTAATCCCTGGGTGTGGGTTATCGAGTTTCGTCGCGTGGGAGGTAGTGATGCCAGCAAATGAACTGAGCCTCGAAGGCAAAAGCATTCTCGACATGTGCTGCGGCTCCCGCATGTTCTGGCTCGACAAAGAAGACGATCGCGCTGTATTCAGCGACAAGCGGAGCGAGATCCACACCCTGTGCGATGGTCGGAAACTGGTTATCTCCCCTGACCTGATCGCCGACTTCACAGCGCTACCGTTTGCAGACGGTAGTTTTCCTGTCGTCGTGTTCGATCCGCCGCACCTGGAGCGCGTCGGCCCCAACGGCTGGCAGGGCAAAAAGTACGGGAAACTCGATCGCGAAACATGGCGCGATGAACTGCGTGCTGGGTTCGCTGAGGCCTTCCGCGTGCTGCGGCCACACGGCGTGCTGATATTCAAATGGAACGAAACCCAGATACCAGTTAGCCAGATCATCGCCCTCACAGACGAGAAGCCGGCTATCTGGCAGCGCACCGGCAAAAACGATAAGACGCACTGGGTCATCTTCGTCAAATCGGGTGGCAGCGCTAGGGAGATTGAGCATGACTAAGCGTAAGAGCAACAGAGCGGTGCCACACGTAAATCAAAATTGGCCAAAGTGCCATTTCAAAACAATGACGCTGCATGAGTCTGATTCCGACATGAGTGGAAATAGTGACGGTTTTCAGTGCGATTACTGCGGTCATGCGATCGCTTTGGTTGAGTGGATTAAGACCCAGGAGAAAGCATTATGAGCAAGCTGACAAAGATTTTCGTTACCAAATACGCGCTGAGTTCCGGACCATTCTCAGTGATGGCAGAAACCCAAAACGAAGGCAGCATGGCTTCGTGGAAGGGGGATGGTTACTGGAACTACGCGCACGGGAAAGAATTCTGGCTCACCGAAGAAGAAGCGCTGGCCGACTGCGAGCGTCGCCGCAAAGCCAAGCTGGCATCCATCGACAAGCAAGTCAAAAAACTGAAGGCGATGGCATTCACTATCAAGGAGCTGGCAGATGGACAATAAGCTGAGCGAACTGAGCAAGCCTGTGGCGACTGTTGACGTTCAACGCGGCCGCCCGGATGGAAATATGTTTGGCGTTGCATGGAGTTCGGCAGGCCATGCGATGCCGGATGGCCCGCACTTCCTCTACTCGCAAGAGTACGTCTCCGCCCTGCTGGCAGAGCTGGAATTCGAAAAGCAGAACAATGCTGGCGTTGCAGGGATGGTCGAGGATTACGAAACCAAGCTGGAAGCGAAGGATAAGCGCATCGCCGAGCTGGAAGGTAGCGCTACGTTGCTAACAAATCAGAGGGATCTTTGGTACGGGAAAGTTCAGGATTTGGAAGCCAAGCTGGCGACGCCGGTGCGGTTGAAAAAGGTCGATTCCAGCAATGTTCCCTATGCCGGTGACGGCTTTAATGCTGCCGTTGATTATTGCGCCGACCGCGTTCGCGCCGCTGGCTTCACCGTAGAGGGGGATGAGTAGGATGGCGATTCCAGAATCAACCGGGCTTGTTAAATGCCCTAAGTGCGGCGGTGAAAACGGATTTCACACGAAAGAAGTGGTCGATTTTAAGCAATTCTACGACTGGTCTGGGCGCGCAGAAGAAGGCGAGCACTGTCGGCGTATTCGGGGTGGTGGGGCTTTTTACTGCTGTGATTGCGGGAAAAATATAACAGCCCACGTTAAGGGGGATGCATGACACTAACGACCACTGAAGATCTGAAGCATTTGGCTGCCAGCGACAACACCAACGAACTGACGCGTAGACTAGCCAGGGAGTGCTTGGCTAACCGGGAGGCGCAGCCGGTGGCGGTGGGCATAGAGCGTGATGCTCTTCGCTATCGTTTCCTGCGAGATAAAGACTCTTTCGGTGATGACGATGAGCCAGGCTTGGTTGGGTGGGATGGGCTGGTAGAGTTGGGTTACAACGAATTCGACGCGGCAATTGATGCGCGTATCGCACACCCCAACATTGATTACGTCAAGTTGGATAACGCTCTGAAAAATCACGAGCGTCGTCGTTGCAAGGATAAAAACTGCAATGCACCGATTATTGGCTACTCAGTCGATGGCTTTTGCGAAAATTGCTATATAGCGGTATCTCAGCAGCCAGCGCCAGCAGTGCCAGATGACTACCAGCACCTGAAAAACGTGCATGAGCTGTATCACAGCCAGGAAAAACGCTTGCTCGCGCTCGCACAGCGCATCAAAGGAGAATCGTTCGACAAATACTCACATTCCACGGCGAAGGCCATTGACGTGCTTGAGCGTGAAATTTTCGGCGAAGATGGTGACGCCTGCCGCGCCGCAATGCTGGCTCAACCTGTAAGTGGCGGTTACAAGTTGCCGGAGAGCTGGATAGCGTGCAGCGAACAGACCCCTGTTGCCGACGGCGCTTATTGGTGCTGGTTCGGGAAAGAGAAACCTAGCGTTATTCAGCAGCGAGTTTGCATCTGGAACGATAGAAACCATGAGTGGTGTGACAGCGCTGTAACCCACTGGATGCCATTACCTGCAGCGCCGGAGGGTGGGAATGGCTAAGAGCGACGAACAACGCAAGGCTGACGCGCGCGACCGTAAGCGCGCCCAGCGTCAACGTGAAAGAGAAGCGGCGAGCAGCGCCGCTGTAATCGGCCGGCGCCGGATTACGTTCGAGGTTAGCGATCACATCTTCGAGCAGATCAAGGCTAACTGCGTGGCACGGCGTCCGGGGAAAGAACCGTATAGCGTCGATGAGTATTTCGAACTGCTGGCGGTGCAGGACATCAATCAACTGAAGCGCCAGCTTGCTGAACTGTCCAGCCATAAATGCCAGTGTGGTGAATCGATGCCTGGACCTGCCGGCGGGTGTTACAGAAATGGTGAGGCGGCGTGTGGACAGACACAGATCTGGCGAGAGCTGATGCTCAAGACGCTGTAGCCGATTGCGGAAAATTTGACTCATCTGGTCTAAAATATTACTGTTCATGCATACAGTATTTGCAGGTGAGTTATGAGCAAGAAAGCAGACATTTATCAGGTGGTCTACAGGGGAGAGTGGCTGCAGCAGTTTGTTCCAGGGGGATGGGTTTTCTTTCAGCGTAATGTCGAATATGGCGGTGGCTATTGGCTTGGCAGGACATACGAGAATGTCTTCATGATCGAGTATGAGCGGCCGGTTTCGCTTAACGAGGGTATCAAGTTTATCCTTGCGACAATGGCGATAGAACGCAACTCGCCGACATTCGACGATGACTTCGAGCTGGTGTGATGTGTCACACAATAGAGCGTGACAATGAAACAAGGTCACACACGATAAAACCGCCGCTTGGCGGTTTTTCACTGCGTGTTATGATATTACCCAGGAGGTAATTTTTATGGCGAGAGACGGTAAGCTTAACGCGCAGATGGAACGCTTCTGCCAGGAATACATCAAGAACCCGGACAACCAGACCGCGGCCGCTGCTGCTGCCGGTTATAAGAATGCGGCCGTGTCTGCGTCCCGAAATATGGATAGTCCGAAGGTGCAAGAACGCATCGCTGAACTGATGAAGCATCGCAATAAGCGCACCAAGATAGACGCTGACTACGTTCTCAAGCGGCTGGTAGAAATCGATGAGTTGGACCTTGCCGATATCATGAACGATGATCTGACGCTGAAACCACTTAGCGCGTGGCCGAAGGCGTGGCGACAATTCCTGTCTGGCGTGAAGGTGGCGGAACTGTTCGAAGGCCAGGGCGATGACAAGCAGATGATCGGCGTGCTCAAGTCAATCAAATGGCCTGACAAAGTGAAGAACCTCGAGCTGATCGGTAAGCATGTCGATGTGCAGGCATTCAAAGACCGGGTGGACGTCAATGTTAACGTGACCCTGGCCGATCGTATGGCCAACGCCCGCCGGCGCGCACTGGAGAAAAATACCAAGTGAGTGATGACGAAGAGCTACTCGAGCAGCAGCTCGTTGAGGATATCGCCAGCTTCACGCATGACCCTCACGGATACGCGCTCTATGCGTTCCCGTGGGGCGAGGAAGGGACCGAGCTGCACGACTCCGCCGGGCCGCGTCAATGGCAGGGTGAAGCATTCGATGAGATTGGCGCCCACCTTCAAAACCCAGCTACCCGCCACCAACCGCTGCTAATCTGCCGCGCTTCGGGGCACGGCATCGGCAAGTCAGCCTGGATCTCAATGTTGGTTAAGTGGGGCATGGACACCTGCGAAGACTGCAAGGTGGTGGTGACCGCAAACACCGAGAACCAGTTGCGCACCAAGACCTGGCCGGAGATCGCCAAGTGGCAACGCCTGTCTATTACCTGCGACTGGTTTAACTGCACGGCTACCGCCATCTATGCCAACGACCCGGCGCACGCAAAATCGTGGCGCGCGGACGCAGTTCCGTGGTCAGAGAACAACACGGAGGCCTTCGCCGGCCTGCACAACAAGGGCAAGCGCATCATCCTGATTTTCGATGAGGCATCCAACATTGCCGATCTGGTGTGGGAGGTTGCCGAGGGCGCGCTGACCGATGAAGGGACAGAGATTATCTGGGTAGCGTTCGGAAACCCGACGCGCAACATGGGTAGGTTCCGCGAGTGCTTCCGCAAGTATCGCCACCGCTGGAAGGGTAAGCAGATCGACAGCCGCACAGTGGAAGGCACAAACAAAGAGCAGATCGCCAAGTGGGAGGAGGACAACGGCGAGGATAGCGACTTCTTCAAAGTGCGTGTGCGCGGGATATTCCCTGACGCCTCTGAGACACAATTTATCCCAACTGGCCTCACTGATGCAGCGCTGGCGCGGGTAGTTACCGAGCGCGATGTGGCGCACGCCCCGACAATCATCGGTGTCGACCCGGCATACTCCGGCGCCGACGACGCAGTGATCTACATGCGGCGCGGGCTGCATGCGAAGCTTTTATGGCGTGGCAATAAAACCACCGATGACCTGATCATGGCCAAACGCATTGCTGACTTCGAAGACCAGTATCACGCCGATGCTGTGCATATCGACTTTGGCTATGGTACTGGCCTGCACTCAATCGGTAGCGGCTGGGGGCGCTCATGGACGCTGGTGCCATTCGGTAGCGCATCGAGCGATCCGCAAATGGCGCGAAAGCGCGGAGAGATGTTCAACAATTGTAAAACATGGCTCAAGTTAGGCGGCGCGCTGGACGAGAGAGAAACAGCAGAAGACCTGTCGTCGGCAGAGTACAAAGTTAGAGTTGATGGAAAGATTGAAATGGAGCCTAAAGAAGACATTAAGAAGCGTCTTGGCAGGTCTCCGGGTTGCGGTGATGCGCTTCTGCTGACGTTCGCATTCCCTGTGACAAAGCGCCAGCACGCACTGCCCGGCGAGAAGCGCGGCGGGGCGGTGACAGATTACGACCCATACGCATAAAAAAGCCCGCGCTTGCGGGCTTAATTTTATCGAGGATTGCCTAAAGTGAAAATGACATCTGCTTTTAATGCACCATAGGTGTCATGAAACTGACTTTCAGTAACTTTCAACAGTACCCATCCATCATTTAAAAGTGTATTAGCTTTTGACTTACTATCAGTCTGCTCGATTTCTTTAATTTTAGATAAATCAAAATCTTGCTCTTTCATATTGCCTCCTTTCCGTGTGTGCATTGATAATAGCGGTTAGGTAATTAACAAGCAAAAAAAATGCCCGCGCAAGGCGGGCTAAATCCTACACACAGCATTCCAGGTTGATAACGGTCACGGCTATTGGTTGTGGTGGCCGGTGCTGATCTCCGGCATGAGGCACCAAGTCATACCATCCCTCACGCATTGCGATATTGGTCAGTCTTTCAGGTAGCAGTTAAGCACACTGTATCTAAGCAGCGCATCAGCCTGCGCATTCACCACAACGGTAAAAACACTTTTGTGGGTGTGGGCAAGGAATCGAACCTTGCTTCGGTGGAGTAACCCACGCGTCAACCAATGCACCACCAACACCCCAAAAATGCTCTTACCTGTTATGTGCTGGTCGCTACCCAGCTGATCTCTTGGTTATCCTCGGGCTTCCACCGTGGCTGCAGCGAGTTAATCATCGAGAACACCGATACCAGTTTTATACTGTGTAGAGTGATAGAAGCTGGCTCGGCTCACGCCCTCAATGATTACCATAAAGGTAATTTGTTTTGATTATAACGTCAACAAATTAGCCAAAATAATTCTCATGTGGTTTAATTGGTAATTATTTGGGAGGTTACGCGCATGTGCATGAGTACGCCGAAGGTTTCAACGCCACCGCAGCCACAGGCAGCGCCGCAAGCGCAGGATGCTGCAGTGATTGATGCTGCCGATAAGGATAAGGCTCGACGCCGTGCAGCCGCTGGCCAACAGTCAACAATCCTTACTGGTGCGCAGGGCGCCACAGGCCAGGCCAGCACCACCGGCAAAACTCTGTTGGGTGGCTGATCATGGCTGAGCAGGAATCCCGCAAGCAGTTTCTGGAAAAGCAGCTATCTCAGCTCGTAACCGCGCGGGCGTCGTATGACTCGCATTGGAAAGAGCTGAGCGATTTCATCCTGCCAAACTGCGGGCGGTTCCTGACAACTGATGCCGGCCGAAACAAGCGCAACACCAAGGTTGTTGACCCTACCGGCGGGCTTGCTTCTCGCACTCTTGAATCTGGCATGTTGTCCGGCATCACCAGCCCGACGCGCCCGTGGTTTTCTCTGAGCACTCCCGACAAGCAATTGATGGATAGCTGGCCGGTCAAGATGTGGCTTTCTCAGGTCGTCGAATTGATGAACGACGTGATGAACAAATCCAACTGGTATCAGTCCCTGACCGTTCTCTATCGCTACCTTGGCACATTTGCCACTGGTGCGATTTCCATCCTGGAAGATGACGAAGACGTGATCCGCACGCATGTGCTGCCGATCGGGAGCTACTACATCTCGAACAGCGATCGCCTGCAGGTCGACACCGTCTTCCGCAAATTCTCCATGACCTGCCGCCAGTTGGTGACAAAGTTTGGAAAGGAGAACGTGAGCGATGCCGTGGCATCCGCATGGGATACCGGCTCGTTTGAAACGTGGTTCGAAGTCGTGCATGCCGTATTGCCGAACAATAACCGCGACACCGGAAAGCTGAACGCGAAGAACAAGCGTTTCAGTTCGATTTATTACGAACCAGGCGGCTCCGGCGACAAACTGCTGAGCGAGTCTGGTTTCGATGAAATGCCTATCTTGGTGCCGCGCTGGGACATCAACGGCGAGGATGCATACGGCTCATCATGCCCTGGCATCCTTGCATTGGGCGGCGTTAAAGCGTTGCAGCTTCAGCAGAAGCGCAAAGACCAGGCGATCGACAAGTTGGTTAACCCGCCAATGATGGCGCCAAGTTCGATGAAGAATGAACGCCTGTCGTTGCTGCCTGGCGATGTTTCCTACTACAACGGTGCCGGCGACACGGCTGGATTCAAACCGGTTTACGAAATCAACCCACGAATTCAGGAACTGCTCGGCAGCATTCAAGACGGGCGCCAGCTCGTTAATGAGTGCTACTTCGTTCCGCTGTTCAACATGTTCAGCAACATCAACACCCGCAGCATGCCGATCGAAGCGGTCAACGAGATGCGCGACGAGAAGATGCTGCAGATCGGCCCGGTGCTTGACCGCCTGAACGATGAACTGCTGGACCCGGCTATCGATCGGATTTTCAACATCATGATGCGCCGCGGCATGTTGCCGCCGCCGCCGGATGAGCTGCAGGGACAGCCTCTGCGCGTGGAATACACCAGCGTGATGGCACAGGCGCAGAAGTCTGTTGGCATCGGCTCTATTGAGCGCTTTGTCGGCTTCATCGGGAATATGGCTGCGGCAGGGTTCCAACAGGCCGCTGACAAGCTTGATGTTGATCAGGCGATCGATGAATACGGCGACATGCTTGGCGTACCTACGACGATCACCAAGTCCGATGAGCAGGTGCAGGCAGAACGCGAGCAGCGCGCGCAGCAGCAACAGGCAGCGCAGAGCCTGCAGATGGGCGCTGGTGCCGCGGATATCGCGAAGACTCTCAGCCAATCAGGAACCGCTGACCCTAACTTACTGACCAGCATTCAGCAGGCTATGCAGCAAGGCCAGGGGGCGCAGCAATGATGACTCGCGAGCAACTCCAACAGCGCCACGCTGACGATGTGAAGAAGGTGATGGCAACAGAGAGTGGCCGCCGTTTTGTGTGGGGGCTTCTTGAACAAGCCGGCGTGTTTCAAACCACGTTCCGTACAGACACAAACACCACGATGTTTCTTGAAGGTAATCGTAACGCAGGGCTGGCTTTGTTCAATGACGTGTTCGGCATCTGCCCGGACTTGTATTTAAAGATGGCCGCCGAGGCCGAGAAAGACAGAGAGGCTAATCATGGCAACACAACGCCAGAAATTGATCCGGAATGACGGCGGCGTGCAAGTCGTTAAGGTTCTGAGCGGCGGCGGTTCCTCCGTTGCATGGGGTGATATCACCGGTAAACCAACCACATTTGCACCGCCGGTGGCAACCGCTTCTGTAGTCGGCGGCGTGAAGCAGGCTGCAACTCAGGCGAACTCAACCGCAACCGATGTGGCTGGGCTGGTAACTGACGTTAACGCTCTGCTGGCCAAGTTGAAGGCCGCGGGGATCATGGCTTAAGAGGCAACGCATGAACTTATTCGAACGTTTGATGTATCGCCGCCTGTGCTCTGAAGCTCCGCCAGAAGGTGGTGATGGTGGCGCAGCTCCTGCAGCAACCGGCGATAACCCGGCAGCAGATACCAATGCAGCTAATCCGGCGGAAGGTGGCAACCCGGAAGGAGAAGGAAAGCAGGAAGGCAGCAAGACGGCCGAAGAACTCGCAGCAGAAAAAGACGCGAAAGAGAAAGCCGATAAGGAACCTGCGGAAAAAGCGGAAAAGGATAAGAAACCCGCGGCGCCGGAGAAATACGAGTTCACTCCGCCGGAAGGCCAAGAACTGGATGCCAATGCTCTGGCTGTGTTTGAGCCGATCGCCAAAGAGCTGGGGTTGAGTCAAGAGCAGGCGCAAAAGCTGGTCGACATCTATCCGCAGATCCAGCAGCAGCAGGCAGAAGCCTGGAGCAAGCAAGTTTCGGATTGGGGTGAGCAGGTCAAGTCCGACAAAGAAATCGGCGGCGACAAGTTCAACGCCAGTGTAGGCGCAGCGCAGCGCGCGCTGGATCAGTTCGGCAACCCGGAGTTGCGTGAATATCTGAATGCGAGCGGCCTGGGTAATCACCCGGCACTTGTTCGCTTCTGTGCAAAAGTCGGCAAGGCGATGGCTGAAGACAGCTTCGTCGTGCCAGGTCAAGGCGGTCAGCGTAGCGCGGCCGACATTCTCTACGGTAATAAGGAGTAACACTAAATGGCTATTAAAAGCACTAACGCGCTGACGCTGACTGATTGGGCAAAGCGCGTTGACCCAAATGGGAAGGTAGCAGTAATCGTTGAACTGCTGTCGCAAACCAACCCAATTTTGACTGACATGCTTTATGTTGAAGCAAATGAAGCAACCGCCCACCAGACCACTGTGCGCACTGGTTTGCCAGAGGCGACTTGGCGTTTGCTGAACTATGGTGTGCAGCCAAGCAAGTCAACAACCGCACAGGTTAAAGACAGTATTGGCATGCTTGAGTCCTATGCCGAAGTTGATAAAAAACTAGCGGATCTGAACGGTAACACTACGGAATTCCGTATGTCTGAGGATCGGGCGTTTATTGAGTCAATGAACCAGCAGATGGCGGAAACTCTTTTTTATGGCGATACGTCTATCTCGCCTCAGAGATTCACCGGCTTATCCGCTCGATACAATGATAAGAGCGCCAAAAGCGGTCAAAATATCGTAGATGCTGGTGGCACTGGATCGAATCTTACCTCTATCTGGCTTGTTGTTTGGGGGTCAGATACGGTGCACGGTATTTTCCCTAAAGGTGGTACAGCTGGCCTGAGCCATGATGACAAGGGACAAGTAACCCTGGAAGACCCTCAGAAAGGTAAATACGAAGGCTACCGGACTCATTACCAATGGGATAACGGTTTGACCGTCCGTGATTGGCGCTATGCCGTTCGTATCGCCAATGTCGACACTACCAAGCTGGGCGCTGACGACGGCCCTAACCTGGCAACTCTGATGGTGCAGGCTCTGCATCGCATCCCTAACCTGCAGATGGGTAAGGCTGCTTTCTACATGAACCGCGATGCGGCTGAATACCTGGACATTCAGGCAACTGAAAAAGCCTCTCTGGCGATCAGCGTTAAAGAAACCGAAGGCGTGTGGTGGACTTCGTTCCGCGGCGTGCCAGTTCGCACCTGCGATGCTCTGCTGAGCACTGAATCACAGGTTCAATAATCCCGGCTGAGCCGCCGGGTGCGGCTCTCCTTTCTCACTGATGGAGAGACAAAATGATCCTCGACTATCTGAATATGTTCTCGCAGGCGCAGGCTGTTACGGCAACCGCGCCATCAACTGACGTAATCGACCTCGGCCCGCTGTATGCCGGCAATGATGTGCGCGATATCGGCCCTGGCTATCCGGTTGAGTTCATCGCCCAGGTGGCTTCCACTGCCGCGGCTGGCGGTTCCGCTACCGTAACGATCAGCCTGCAAACCTCCAAGACCAGCGATTTCGCCAGTGCAACCACACTGCTGCAGACCGGTGCAATCGCAGTTGCTGATCTGAAGGTTGGTTATCGCTACGTGGCCACTGTTCCGCATGGTGTGCAGCGTTATCTGCGCGTCAACTACACCGTGGCCACTGGCCCGTTGACCGCCGGTACTTTCACTGCTGGCCTGCTGCTGGATGCTGATGCACAACGCAGCTATGCAAGCGCCTTCAACATCACTGTTTAACGGGGCGTGACATGTCACAACTGAAAATGTACCGCGTCACACGGAAGTCATTCATCAACGGGCATCTGCTGGAAGAGGGCGACACAATCGAATACGGCGGCAAGGCTGGCGACAACCTGCAGCTGATCGATGGTGATGGCAATCTGCTGGAAGAGGGCGGCGGCGACAACGACGACAGCGCGAAGCTGGCCGCACTGCAGCAGCAGTATGAAGAAATCTTTGGCGTTAAGCCGCACCACAATGCCGGGGTGGCAAAGCTGACCGCCGACATTGAAACCAAGCGCAAAGAGTTAGGCATCAACTAACAAAGGGGCTTCGGCCCCTTTCTTTCCTGGAGTCCTCGCATGAAAACCGTAAACCTCAAGATCGGCACAGACACCTACGAAAGCGAAGGCGGAAAGCCAGAGACTCGCGATGAATATCCGTGGGGACTTCGCTTCACGCTGAACAATGACACATTGGAAAAGCTGGGCATTCAACTGCCAAAGGTTGGCGAATCACTGACAATTGGCGGCCTGGCTAAAGTGCTGTCTGTCTCCACCCGCACCGAAGGTGATAAAGCCGAAAGCAGCGTTGATCTGCAATTCACTGATATTGGCGTAGAGCCGGCGGCCGCGCCGCAGCGTTCTGCTGCTGACACACTTTATGGCGACGCAGGAGGCGAGTGATGGCATCCGTTATCCAGATCTGCAACGTGGCGCTTGGTCGGCTTGGAAACAGCCGAGTTATTGCCAGCTTGACGGAAAAGAGCAAAGAAGCGGCGGTGTGCTCGCTGTTTTATGAAGACTGCCGCGATGCGGTGCTGGCTGATTTTCCGTGGAGGTTCGCCACAAAGCGCGTGGCGCTCGCCGATCTGGATATCGAACAGCCTGATTGGCAATACAGTTACCGTTACCCGGTGGACTGCCTGCGCATTGTTGCGATCGTCTCTCCAGACGGTGAGCGCTTTATTACGCCAGAACGGCGCGTGCCGTATGAGGTCGGTTCTGATGAGAATGGCACTGGCCGTTTGATATTGACTGACCTGCCGAAAGCATGGCTGCGCTACGTGACACGCGTCACTGACCCCAACATGTTTGATGCAGAGTTCCGCGATGCACTTAGCTGGCGCCTGGCTGCAGAAATCAACATGCAGATCACTGGCGATGCCAGTCTCGGTAATCGCGCCGAGCAGAAATACCAACTCACCATTTCATCTGCGTCAACGCTGAGCATGAATGAAACCCAGGAGCCGCCGGCGCCGTGGTCTGAGGTTTCCGACGCGAGGGCATCATAATGACAACCAGCCTCATTCAACCGTCCTTTGCTGGTGGCGAAGTATCGCCAAGCCTTTACGGCCGCGTTGACCTGGAGAAATACCAGACGTCACTGCGCCGCTGCCGTAACTTCATCGTGCGCCAATATGGCGGTGTTGAGAACCGGCCGGGAACGCGCTATGTGGCGCCGGCAAAGTTTCCCGATCGCAAGTGTCGTCTGATCCCATTCCAGTTCAACACGGAGCAGACCTATGTGCTCGAGGTCGGCGATCATTACTTCCGCGTGTTTATGGATGGGGCACAGGTCGTCTACTCATCCGGCACCAGTGCTGGCCAGCCTGTAGACGTAACAACGCCGTGGGCCGCTGCTGATATCGACCTGCTGAAATATACGCAGAGCGCAGACGTGATGACGGTTTGCCACCCGAACTACCCACCTATGGAAATCCAACGCTATGCGCACGATGACTGGCGTACTGCAGAGGTGGCCACAGTCAGCGGTCCATTTGCTAACGTGAATATTGACGAGTCGATCACTGTCTACGCCAGCTCGACAAGCGGAACTGTAGACCTTACAGCCAGTGCATCGATCTTCAAAAGCTGGCATGTTGGCAAGCTGTTCTACATGGAGCAGAAGAACGTCGACACGGTTGGGCGCTGGGTTACCGGTGAGCAGGTTAGCGTTGGAAATATCTGCCGATACCAGGAGAACTATTATCGTTGCGTTGATGCCGGAGAGCGAGGGCACACCGGGCCAGTGGCGCCAACTCATACCACTGGTGATAGCTGGGATGGCTGGGCCGTAGCCGGTTCTGATGCCTATGGCGTCAAATGGCGTTACTTGCATTCCGGCCGAGGAATTTGCCGCATTACGGCCGTAAGCGGCGACGGAATGACCGCCACCGCCGAAGTGGTGATCCGCAAGGATGGCGAGATCGAGCTGCCCGGGCAGGTAGTTGGCTCCGAGTCGGCAACATACAAGTGGGCGCATTATGCCTGGAATGGTGATGCTGGCTATCCTGGCACTGTCGTGTACTTCCAGCAGCGCTTGATGTTTGCCGGATCACGCAGTCAGCCGCAAACAGTATGGACCAGTCGCAGCGGAGACTATAAGGACTTTGGCACATCAAACCCGACCGTTGACGATGACGCGATAACCTATACCTACGCCGGGCGCCAGCTCAATCAAATCCGTCATCTGATCGACGTTGGTTCGCTCGTCGCGCTAACCAGCGGTGGCGAATACAAGGTGAACGGCAACCAGCAAGGGACGCTAACCCCGTCGGCATTCCAATTTTCAAGCCAGGGGCAGAATGGCGCCAGCCACGTGCAGCCTATTGCGATCAGCAACGTCGCGCTATTCATACAGCAAAAGGGCGGCGCGGTGCGCGACCTGGCCTACTCGTTTGACGTTGACGGGTTCCAGGGTTCTGACCTAACCATCCTCGCTAACCACTTCTTTACCGGGTACCAGATTACCGATTGGGCGTTCTCCATCACGCCTATGTCGATCGTTTGGTGTACGCGCAATGACGGCGCGCTGTTGGGATTAACCTACCTCCGCGATCAGCAGGTGGCAGCGTGGCACTTACACCCGGGTGCCGGGCGCTATGAATCAGTGTGCAGCATTGCCGAAGGAAACGAAGACGCGCTCTATTGCGTGGTTGAACGCACCATCAATGGCCAGCAGCGACGCTATATCGAGCGTATGCAGAGCCGCCTATACGATGTGATGGACGATGCCTTTTTCGTTGACTGCGGCCTGACGTATGACGGCAGAAACCGGGACGCCAGTAAAACCATGATTCTGACCGGAGGCGCAGGTGACTGGCCATACGACGAAGAGATGACTCTGACGGTGGCCGGCGCCAGTTACTTCACTGGTGGCGACATTGGCAGTGAAATCCACATGCCGTATATCGAGGATGATGTAAGCAAGGTGCTTAAGTTGCTGATCCGTTCGGTGACCAGTGGAAACCAGGCAACCGTTACCAGCAACCGAAATGTGCCGCCTCAGTTCCGTGGTGTCCCGGTCAGTGAATGGAGCATGGCGCGCTCTGCATTCGCAGGGCTTGACCACCTCGAAGGCCAGACCGTGAGCATTTTGTCAGATGCCAACGTTGAGCCGCAGAAGGTTGTCAATGCTGGTGCTATCACCCTGGAGAAAGCTGGCGCAGTAGTGCATGCAGGCCTGCCGATCGCCGCAGTCATTGAAACGCTGGACGTTAACCTGAACGGCAACGAAACACTGCTGGATAAAAAGAAACTCTTCACGGCCGCATCGTTACTGGTGAATGAGTCGCGCGGTGTGTTTGCCGGCACGCCCGGCGGCGAGATGTACGAATACGCGCAACGCAACGATGAATTTTATGATGACCCGGTCGAACCGAAGACGGGAACCATTGAATTACAATTGGATGCCAACTGGAGCAAGAACGGCCGGCTGATTGTGGAACAGAACGACCCGCTGCCGATGACCATTCTCGCAGTTATCCCGCGCGTAACCGTAGGAGGCATTTAGTGCGCAAGGTTGAAGTTGTCGAAGCCACTCTTGAACACGTTGCGGCGCTCCTGCCGCACGTTCGCCAGGCTGATGCCGATGAGTTCAATGCGATGAGCGGCAATACGCCGTCTCAGGTTCTTGAGCTGGCTCTGCGCACTTCTGCATTTGCTTTCGCAGGGCTGATCAATGGCGAGGTGGTGACCATCTTCGGCGTGGCTCCGCGGTCAATGATAACCGGCTCAGGGGTTCCGTGGCTGGTTGGTTCTGACCTGCTTGAACGATACCAGGCCACTTTCCTCCGCCGGTGCCGGCCAGTTCTACGTCTTTTCCTGCAGCATTATCCGGAGCTGGAAAACTACGTCGACGCGCGCAACACCGCGGCTAAATGCTGGCTGCACTGGCTGGGGTTCACCATCCATGAAGCGCAGCCCGTTGGCCGTGCCGGGCTTCCATTCCACAGATTTGAAATGAGACGAGGTGATCATGTGTGAGCCTGCAACAATTGCAGCAGGTGCTGCTATCGCGATGGGCGGACTAAGCGCCTATAGCCAGATTCAGCAGGGGCGCGCTGCGTCTCAGGTTGCCGACGCTCAGGCTGAGTCATACGAAAATGCATCGAGAGATGCGATCAACACCGGCAATGCTGAGGCTGCGCGCCAGCGTCAGCAAACACGTCAGCTACAGGGTCAACAGGCGGCAGCGTTCGGCGCCGCCGGGACGGACATGACCAGCGGAAGCTCATTGAACATCTTCGGCGACACCGCGTCCGGCGGCCAGATCGATGCGCTAACGACTATCAACAACTCCATAAACCAAAGCAACAGCCTTGCATTTCAGGCTGATGTGACGCGCACGCAGGCAAAGATTGACCGACAGCAATCAAACCTCGGCGCCTTTACCACGATCCTGAATACGCCCTTGAAGGCATTTGGTGCTTACAAAACATTTGGCGGCGATACCTCGATATTCAGTAGCGCCGGCAAGGCTTCAAAAGCAGGCACAGCATCAAGCGCAAATATGTTCGATAACGCCAAGAAAGGCTTCACTTTCCTGTAAGGAGGCATCATGCCCATCGTCCCAACGTATGAGCGCCAATCCCGCGCGGAAATGGCGCCGGTTAATCAGGTTGATATCCGCGTGCCGCAGACTGGGGCCGGAGAAGCCTTGGCGCAGGTTGGTGGTAACTACTTGCAGGCATTTGGAGAGGAAAAGCAAAAGCAAGACCTCGCCTTTGCCCAGAATGCCATGCTGCAGTTTCAAGCGCAGGCTGACGACCTTCTAAACAACCCGCAAACAGGATTGATGACAAAGCAGGGCGCCAACGCCATTGGCCAGAGCGAGCAGGTTATAGGCCAGCTTGGCGGCCTTGCTGATCAGGCGTTTGCATCAATCCCGGACGGCCCGGTAAAAGAACAATTCAGGAATCAATTCCAGGCCGCTGGCCAGCCAATTGCGAATCGTGCGCGCCAGTACGAGATCGGCCAGCGCCAGCAATTTGAAGCAGGCCAGCAGCAAGGGCTTTTGGCAAACCTGCAGCAGCAGGCTGAAAACAGCTTCGACAGCAACGAAGGATTCGTAAATGCAAACCTGCTGGCCAGAGAGCAGATCATGGCATACGGCCAGGCACACGGACAAAGCCCGGAGGAAATTGAAGCCAATTGGGTAAGCTTCCGGGAAAACTCTGCCAAGTCCGCCTTGAATGCTCAGCTTACGGCTGGCCGATACGATCAGTTCCTGGCGAGAAATGGCGAGCCGTCAGACGTTGGCGGTGTGTCTCGATTCACTGCGCATGGCAATTCGTCTGCTGCGCGCGGGCTGCGCAATAACAACCCTGGCAACATTGAGGCCAGTGATAAAAATCCATGGGAAGGGCAGACAGGCAGCGATGGGCGCTTTGCCAAGTTTGAGACCCCGGAGCATGGGATCAGAGCGCTGGGTAAGAACCTCCTTTCATACCAGAGGCAGGGTTATGACACAGTGGCAGAGATCGTGAACCGTTGGGCGCCACCATCTGATGGGAATAAACACAATGATAACTATATCAAAGCATTATGCGATGCACTTGGCGTAGGGGCGGATGACCAGATTGATGTCAGTAACCCTCGAACCTTGGCGGCTCTGTGTGCTGGAATTTCCAGGCAGGAAACTGGTGCAAAAATCCCAGATGAGCAGATCGGCGCCGGCGTCAGTGCCGCGCTTGGCCTTTCTGCGTTGGAATCCTCAAAGCGTAGGACCGGCAATGCTGCTTTTGATGCTGCAAGCCCTGCAACTCAAGGCGCCTATTTGCGACAGGCGCAGGCTATGCAGAATGAGCAGCGCGCATTATACGCACAGCAGCTTGGCACATCGCTGAAAGATGCTTATTCAGCTTTTGATGAAGGGCTGCAGCCGGCGCAGTTGCCAACGCAAGCAGATCTGATAAATGCCTATGGCCCAGCAAAAGGCATGCGGCAATGGCAAGACCTTCAAGATCAGCAAAGTTATGGTGGCGTTATTGGAGCAGCCAAAAGTATGTCGCCAGCAGCGCGGCAGGACCTGCTTGAGCGCTTGCGGCCAACAGATCCGAATGCATCGAATTTTGCAGCCAACCAGCAGCGCTGGGACAAAATGCAGGCGAAATTTAAGCAGCTCGATGCCGAATGGGAGAAGAACCAGGGGAGTGCGCGATTCTCTTCATCCTTGCAAAATAATTTCCCCTTGGACCCGAACGACAAAAACAATCAGGCGGCAGCTGATCACTACTTTGATCAGGAGGTTGCCCCCGGTTTCAATATTAACAACGCCGACAGCTTGAACCAGGTTGCAGAGATAACAACCAAATCCGGCATGCTGCCGACGCAGATCAAGACGATGCTCACCGCTGGGGCAACATCGCGCGATCCTGCTGTCGTTGTTCCTATGGCCAAGATGTACGGACAGATTTTTGACAACAATCCGGCGGCGGCCACAGGCGTTGATAAAGGCGCGATGGCGTTCTACTCGAAAGTTTATGCCTATGACCGCGCCGGCGTTCCTGCAGAGAAAGCGGTCGATATGGCCTACAACCAGGTCTATCAGCAGGACGATCGCTTGAAGCAGATGATTAGCCAACAGGTCAGGGATAAAGACTACATCAAGGACAGAGCCAAGGCAGCACAGGACAACATCAATAGCCTGTCGCCATCATGGACAAGCTTCGGCGCGCCAAGTATTACCGCGGCTGGCCAGGCAAATCAGCTTTACCAACGCGATTATCAGACCATTTACGATGCGAACTTTGCACAGACCGGCGGCGATGCAGAGCAGGCGAAGGCTATGACCAATGCAATGATTAAAAAGGTTTGGGCTGTCTCAACTATCAACGGCAAAGAAGAGGTGATGAAGTACGCTCCTGAAGCCGTTTATGGCGTGACTAACGGTTCAGGCAACTGGATCAAAGGTCAGTGGGAGGAAGAGAAAAAAGCTTTGAAAAGTTCCGCGTTTGGCGGCATGCGAGATGATACCGATTTGGTTTTGGTTCCCGATGCTGTTACGCCACGCGATCAGACTTACAGCGTAATGGTGCGGCAGAAGAATGCAGATGGCTATGACGATATTCGCCCGTATTACGGCGAAAATGGTATGCCGTTGCGATTCAGACCTGAGCAAAAAACCTCGCCGATGTACAAGCAAACTATGGATATCCAGCAACAGAGGGTTGATGCGGCGCGCGCTGCTCGTCAGGAAGAAAAACAGCCTGCGTTCACAAACCAGCAGGGATATACACCGCCTGATTTTACAAAACCATTTGGCACCGGCATTGCTAACCAATTGCCGAGCAACATCACCGCAGGAGGTCAGTAATGCCAACGTATGAGATGAAGCCTGACGATCTGCTGTCTGCTGATGTACAGAGCATTCCTCAGCCTGATGATAGTTCTGCATATATGGAAACGCCGTCATTGCTTTCGGCGTTCAATCCATTCACCGCTGATCAGCAAATTCAGCGCTCCAGGCAGGCCGCATTCCGCCTGGACAACTCCCTGGGTAGTTTTATCGCTACGGCGCCATTTAGCCAATTCGATAAAGTCGACGGGTATAACCCTTTCGACAATGATGCGGCCGATCTTAAAGGATATGAGGATTACGCAGACTCATTCATCGATTCAGGATCCTCAGAAGAGACACGCGCCATCCAGCAGAGGATTGATCAGCAAAGAACCGATCGACAATACCAGTCTGAACTTGGGTGGGCAGGAACGGTGTCGAGTATTGGGATGGGGTTGATTGATCCTATAAACCTGGCTGCTATGTTTGTTCCGGCCGGCGCTGTTGTTCGTGGTGGAGAGGTTGCGGCTACTGCAGGTAGGTTTGCCCTTGCCAATGCCGTCGGCGGTATCGCCTCCGAGGCTGCGCTTAGCGCCACCCAGGAAACTCGGACATTGGATGAGAGCGCGGCTAACGTTGCTGTTGACGCTATGGTTGGCGGCATCCTCGGGGCTGGGGCGCAGTTGCTTGCCGGTGCCGGTCAGCGTACCGCAGTATCTCAAGCGGTCGCCAGTAACCTACGAGGCAATGATTCGCCGCAGAGCATCGGCGCTGCGCAGGTCTTCAACACAACGCTGGATCAGGAACAACTGGCCGGAGTTGGGTTAATCAACAAAACGTTGAGCGTTAATCCTGGCGGCCGCCTGGCTCAATCGCCATCCCGCGCGTCGCGGGCAATCAATCAACAACTGGCAGAGAACAACTATTTCTTTGCGAAGAACGATGAAGGGTTGGCAACGTTCACCGCGGCTGAAACCAAGATCAAGCAATATGATGCCATGCTGTACAAGCAGATGGAGTCAACGAAGGACGCTTATCAGGCTTACAGCAAAAACATCCGCGCGTCCGGCGGCAAGCGAATGAACTTTGTTGATTTCAACGAGGCCGTTGGCATGGCTATGCGTCGCGGCGATCAGAGTGATATACCCGAAGTGGCACAGGCTGCCGCTAAGATTCGGCCAATGTTCGAAGCAACAAAGGTGCGAATGCAGGAACTTGGCATTCTGCCTGAGGATGTCGACGTATCAACAGCGCAAAGCTACCTGCCTCGCATTTATAAGTTCGACAAAATTCTCTCTGATCGCACTGAGTTCCGAGGTCGCATTGCTAACTGGATTCAGGGTATCAGTGCAAAAGGTGCGGATGCTGCCGGCGCGCGCATTGAGAAGATCGATTCAGGTCTGTCTGCTGCTGCAGAAGCCGAGCCGCGCGCAAAAGCATTGGCTGACGAAATTTCCGCAGCAGAGTCATGGTCAGGCCGTAAAACTGAACTTATGGACGAGGTTGGCAACAGGACGAAACTGATCGGCCAGGAGCAGGACTTAACAGCCAGGCTCGAGAAGCAACAGGCGCAACTGGCCACAGCCAGAAATCAGAAGCTGATCACCCGGCTTAACAAAGAGGTTTCTGACTTGCGCACCAAGCTGGATGACGTTGCCAGGGCAAAGGAGGAGCTTCCAACCCTGCAGCGCCATCTTGAACTGCTGGATAACCCACGCAAGCACCGCTCAGAGCTGCGCAAGCTGCAGAAGAAGGCCAACTCCACGACCAGACTGAATGCAAGCCGTGAGCGCGCGCTGAAGGCGATGGAACCACTTTCACGAGAGGAAGCCGAGGATGCCGCAGATGAAATCGTCAACAAGATTATTGGCGCTCCTTCTGGCCTGGTTCCCACTCAGCTGCTGCCTGAAAAAATAATCGGCCGCGCTGGCTTCACGAAGAGCCGAAGCCTGCTTATCCCAGACGAACGGATTGAAGACTTTTTGGAGTCTGATATCAACCACGTCATGGAAAGCTATCTGCGCCAGGTAGGTCCGGAAATCGAACTAACCGCGCAATTCGGCAGCAAGGATATGGGTGAGCAAATCCGACAGGTATCGGAGGAATACACCCAACTGATCAAAGATGCCAAGACGACGAAGGAACGTGCGAAGCTGGAGAAGCAACGTGAAGCTGACCTTCGCGACATTGAGGCAATGCGAGACAGGTTGATCGGTACGTATGGCGCGCCAAAGGATCCACGAAGCTTCTTTGTCCGTGCCGGCCGTGTCGCGCGAAACGTCAATTTCCTGCGCCTGCTGGGGGGCATGACAATATCAGCCGCCACCGATTTGATGCGTCCTGTCATGCAGCACGGTTTAAGCAAATCACTGCGCCCTATGGGTGCCATGCTCCGAAACATGGCTGCGGTGAAAGTGGCCACCAAAGACTTGCGGGAAATGGCTGTCGGCCTGGATTATGTGCTGTCTACCCGAACGAAGGCTATTGCTGACCTCACTGACCCATACAGCCGGCGCTCTGCTTTTGAGCGTGGACTTAACTGGGGTACGCAGAAGTTTGGTAACTGGACGCTGATGAACCAGTGGAACAGCGCCCTGAAGTCATGGTCTGGCCTGATCGTTCAATCCCGTATCCTGGACAATGCTCAGTTGCTGGCCGCGGGGAAGGAATTGCCGCAGAAGGAAATCAGAAAGATGGCGCAAGTTGGCATCGATCAGAGCATGTTGCGTCGTATTGGCGAGCAGTTTGCGAAACATGGTGAGGATATGGATGGTCTTCTGACTGGACATAGCCACCTGTGGGACGATCGCGCAGTGCGTGAGGCTTTCCAATCTGCGGTATTGAAAGATGTTGACTCTACCGTTGTCACGCCAGGGGTTGGCGACACACCACTGGTGATGAGCAAGGAGGTTGGTAAGATGATCCTGCAGTTCAAGACGTTCATCTTTGCTCAGCATAACCGCGTGATCGCCTCCGGTATCCAGCAGGGAGATGCGTCGTTCTACCTCGGCGCAATGGGGACTATCGCGCTCGGCGCAATGGTCTACGTTATGAAGCAAAAGCTCAGCGGCCGTGATATCGACTACAGCCCGAATAACCTGGTTAAAGAGGGCATCGACCGCGCCGGCATGATCGGCTGGCTATCCGAGCCGCTTAACGCCGTGGAAAATATCAGCGGCGGCCGGTTTGGCCTTGGTGCCATGTTTGGCGCGCCGCCGGTGTCCCGCTTCCAGAGCCGTAACGCAATTGGCGCCCTGATGGGGCCAACCTTCGACATGGCCGGTGACGGAGCTGTGATCGCCAATGGTGTTCTTAACGGAGAATTTGACGACAAGCAGACACATGCGGTCAGGAAGTTGCTACCATATCAGAACTTGTTTTATATCTCTCCACTGCTGAACAGGGTTGAAGAGCAACTAAAATAGTTTAGGTGAATAATGAAATATATGACAATAGCATTATCGATTGCGTTAGCTTTATCGGCATGTTCTGAGCGAAAGATTGAAAAGTTCAGTTATAACTTTGGAGGGGCTGATAGTCAGATTTCTGAGAGTAAAAATGACTCTTTGCCATTGGCATTGGGGCGTCCTGGTGGCGATCCTCTATCAGTGGATAATCCCTCATCGTACAAGTACTTGCTTAAAAATAGTTCCAATGACAGCTTGCTGCAAAAAAATAGTCAATCGCCCTCTAACTATGGTCCAAAGTTAGAACTTATCCAGCCAAAGAATGGAGAGACTTTAAAGGACTCTGAGAGATATCTATCCCAGTTCTATAACTGCGCAAACACTGAAGCAAAAAAATATGCTCGCCTTAACGAGGCAGTTGACTCGATAGCTAAAGTAGCGGTTTCCTCTTGCGAGTCGCTTGTTTACAAGGCAATGAAGTCAAATATTTATTGGCTAAACTCTTCACCAAGCGGGAAGGAAAGCGCAATAGCTCAAATAAAAAGAAATGGGGAATCGGTAGCATTAAAGTCAGCAATGGATGCACGGTTGCAAAACTAACCCACCAAGCCCCGCCAGGGGCTTAAATTTTTAACCTTGACACGTTATGTAGAAGTTTTCTTATTTCAATTAGTGACTCTCTCTTTTCGTTATTTCCTTCAACCTCAGAAAGAGTTCCTTCAAGAAAAGCATCCGCATTGACGGCTATGAATTCAATTCTGGTTAAACTCAATGATTTATTTAAAATCTCAAGTCTGTCATCAAGAGATGGAAAGTATAAACTTATAATCATAATTACTTTTTTCCTTGATGAATCAAATCCATTTTTTCCATCCAGTATCCTCTGTGCTGTTACGCTAGGAGATCTAAACGTCCTACTTAATAATAAAATAGATTCTCTAAGTTCGATAAGCGATATATATAAATCTTCTTTCTTTTTCATTCTTATTTTTGCATGCTCACCATGCTTATTAGTGAAGTATGCTGCCACGGCGGTGCAAACAGATCCAGCAACCGCAAATCCACCGCCAATCAATGCCCCGAGAAGTGTGTTGTCCATTTTATCACCACTTTAAGGAAAGTATTTTTCCAGAAATAGAATTTAACCTCTCATGCAAAGAATTAAATTCCTCAGTGCCTGGATTTCCTTTGTTGCGTATGTGCCAAAATAAATTATTCAACTGTGGTATTAAATCATCATAGTATTTATCTACCCCGTTGAAGTACATGTTTGTAAGCAGCTTTATTTTACGTATTGCTTCATCCTTTTTTGGCTCTAATGACTTGGCAATGGATGATATATCTGCTGATGACTTCATATTGTAAGTGTCGATTTCACCAACAATTACCATAAGGGTTTGGTGGTTATAAAATAATTCTTCTTTTTTTGATGTTTTTATCTTTCTAGATTCTAGTCGCACGCTTAATCCATGTGCAACAAATGCACCTGCTATGGAAAATAATGCACCGATACAAGCCCCAATAATTGTCTTGTCATTTATTAGTTCTGATATATAGCTAGGCATTTATTCATCCTGAAATAATTCGATGTGCAATAAAAGCCCGCGGCGCGGGCTTTGTTTATGATGAGTGGTACCAGCGTCGCTTTGAAGTCTCTCTTAGCGGTGAGTCTTTCCATCTATTGGCAAGCCACTCAAATTCTTGATAGGTTGTTTTAGAGCTAATGCTTTCTCTGATGGCTTTAATAAGCGGCTCAGCATGATTCCAAGTATCTATAACTGTCGAGTAAGATGTCTTTTTTATCATATCCTCGTTATAAATTCCATTTTGGATGCTCACTGCCACTCGCTCATAAAAATTCAAAATGTACTGGAACTTTCTCTTTTCGTTCTTTTCTTCTTCCGTTAATTTTTCTCCACCACATGGGAAAACATAAGACCTAAAAGACTTTCCTGATTCATGCACTTTTCTAAGAACATGCAAGGACTCTATGTACTCTTTGTCTGTCCTGCTTTCGAACAAGAAAATAGCCGTCTGAGTTTTTTTTGCAGTCCTGATGTTGTACCAGATGGTGAAAATTGCAACAACCACCCCAAGCAATACAATTGCATTGCTAACTATTTGCATTGTTACTGGATCGATGTTCATTGTTTTTTCCATGAAAAAGGCGGGTGGTTAGCCCGCCTATCAACACCCTATGGCATTTAGAAGCCATCAAACTCATCAAATTTTTTCATAGGTTTTGCTCCTTCTCCTTCTTCTAACGCTAGGTAATCTTACTTATCTAGCTTGGGCATCGGCTTTCTAGCGGATTACCACTTCGGTAATATTACTAACTGGTAATGTTGGTTGCAAGGGTTGTTGGTTGCATATTGAACTCTGTCGTTGACCACAAAGCACCAGCTTTGCTCACATCTTCCCGATCGCGTGGTCGATGTAGCGGGCGTGAGTCTGGATGTCACCCAGCGCGCGGCGCATGCCGCCGACGTAGCCGCGTATCACGTCCAGTTCTCGATCCGCCGCCGACACATCGAACCCATCGGCGCGCAGCCATTCCAGCAGAGTGAGCAGGGCGCTGCTGTCATCCTTGCTAAGGAAGTCGCGGATGATTGTTGCTTCGTGCTTCCGGTTCGCCGGCAGGCTGTAGTTAGGCCGCTTGCCCGCGGGGATGAATTCACCTTCATGGATGATCTGCTGCAGCTTGTCGACCAGGGCGGACAGGTTGGCGGTGCCGGTCAGATCACCAAGCGTGTTGTGGCCATGGCGCTGGCTGGCTAACTCGCTCTCCATCCGGTCGAACTCTGCGATATACGCTTCCTTGAACTGCGCCGCCTTTTTGCCGGTGAAGCCCATCACCAGGAATACGAAGCCGTTCTTGGTGATCTGGTACATGGGTAAGGTGCGACCGGTAGGGTCTTGGTAGTCACTCAACGCAAAATTGCGTTCAGTGAATTCTGGTGAGCAGTCGATAGTCTCAACCCGGCGGATAACGTCGGCGTGGCGCTTGCCAAAGAAATCAGAAACGGATCGGGTGGTTGTGACGGCCTGGCCGTGACTGACGATAATTTCAGGTGCTAAAGCTGGGGATTGAGTAGCCATTGTGATGACCTCTACGCTGATGGTTATTTATCACCACCATAGACGCCAATCCTGGTGGTGAACCGTACAAGGTTGGCGTACCGGTCAGCGTAGGCTCCGGCGCATCTTTCGATGCCCCTGCACGGCTCACCATTGAGAGGGTGTAGCTGTACTCCGCACACAAAAAAACCGCTTAAGCGCGGTCGTGCGCTACGCTGATATGCGGGACGCCAATCCCGGCATCAGATTTTGCTGATGCGCTATCACTGTGGCGCAGGTTTGCGAGAAAGTAAATGTACCAATTTGGTAACTATTTTGCGAGCGGGACAGAGAAAAGATTACCTTAGCAGCAGCCGGGCTAGGCCCGGCGAGGTGTTGACGATGGTAATTATTGTTCCAACTGGTGAGTAATAAATTGCGAATGTGTTTTGATTTGTTCCTTCATTTTTTCATTTTGTGTGACATAGTTCACTAAAGCATTCAGTTCCAGCATAGCACCGCCGATCTCTGAGCCGTCCTCATCGAGTTCCTTCAGCAGCGTTTCCAGTAGTGAAGCCTTAGCTAATCCCGCGATCCCTTCGCGCGTGTTAACGCTTTTCTCCAGCATCCTGCTGGCCGGGTAGCTGTACCTCTTCATTTCCTAATGCACCTCGCTCAGCGTGTGACTACTGTATAAATAACCATATATAAAAATTATTAGTTTAGCAATATGCGCAAGATAATTACCTTAATGGTAATAAGAATAATGTTATCACATAATTCAATTCATATAGGGTTTATTGGTGGCTAAAATGAGCAAAAAGCACACCATCGGAGCTAAAACATGACCGTATCAACTGAAGTCGATCGCGAGGAGTACACCGGGAATGGTGTGACAACGGACTTTGATTACAGATTTCGCGTGTTCACTGAGGATCAACTTTCTGTGTCAGTTGTTGATTTGTCAGAGAATATCATCAACCTAACCCTGAATACTGACTACTCTGTCACCGGAGCGGGCTTGCGGTCGGGTGGCAAAGTGAAGCTGGCAAGCCCGCTCGCTGCAGGGTGGAAAATCAATATCGAGCGTGATTTGCCGCTTACTCAGGAAACGGATGTGCGCAACCAAGGTAACTTCTTTCCGGAAGTGCATGAGGATGCCTGGGATAAGCTGACGATGCTGATCCAGCAAACCTGGTCATTTGCCTCATTGGCGCTGCGAAAGCCTAACTGGTTGGCAAAGTTCTACGATGCTCAGGGCAACCGCATCTCTAACCTTGGCGATCCTGTGGCTAACCAGGACGCAGCCACGAAGCGTTATGTTGATTCCGAAGTTGCAGACGCTGAAGCCGGCGCGGCTGATGCTTTGGCGCGCGAGCGTGCAGAACGCATCGCATCTGATATCGACATCCGTACTGAAACCGGTGTCGCTTTGGGGAAAACTGTCAGGTTCCCTTACGCGCAGCCAATCCTGAACGGAGATACGGAAAACAAGGTTTTCGTTACTGACTCGCAGGGGTTGGTAAAACTGGTCAATCTTGACGATGCGACGCGCACCGATCTGGCCGCCGATCTTGCTTCTCGCGGCAATCCAGGTGGAGCCGGTTTGATAGGTCACAAGGGGACAACGCTTGCCGAGATCCTCAATCTGATTTCGTCGGTTACCGTTGAGCCTATCACTGACGCGGGGATGTACTGTGCCTGGCCGCAAGGCAAGGTCTTTAGCCATAAAAACAAGGCGTATTGCCTCTACAACGTCGGCGACACCCACAGCAACGCCTCGTTGAGTGTCTATCAGCAAATATCTGAGGATGGCACAGCATGGTCGCGGCCGGCGCCGCGCTTGTCAAACACTGATTCCGTTACGTGGCCGCAGGGAGTATCTGCCTGGGGTGCTGGCTCTGATGGCGTAAATATTTGGATGGCCGCTCGCTTCCGTCGCGTTTCAGACGAATCACAAAGCAAGTGTGTTCTCTACAAAAGCGCCAATGATGGCTCGGCCTATACGGCGGTACTTGATCCTGTCCCACTGTATGACTCCACCGGTAAAGCACCTGTACTCATGCATTCATTTGCTGTGCTTCCCAACGGCAACATTGCTTTCGGGTATCACTTCTACGACGGCGAAGTAGGGATCGTTCAGTTCAACCCAAATAACCTGGCATCAATGACGAAGTCGGTCATTTTCACTGCTGCTGAAATGAACAACACGCCAATGCTTGTTGAGCCAACTATGCAGGTTTACGGTTCGCGAGTTGTTGGGTTTCTTCGTACCCAAAGCAATGCAACGCGCTCGGCAGTCATGTGGTACAGCGATGACAGTTGCCAGACGTTTCAGATTCGTGAGATCGACGGCGTGCCAAATCAATCGCCGGTTTCGATCACGTCATATAACGGCAAGACCTATGTTTTCTACTGCGGCAGATATCGTGACGGCAATACAAGCAGCGCGCGAACAAACAGCCCGGTGTTAACCATGCGTGTTGGTAACGATGATGACGCACTAAATCTGCTCTGGGAAAACTTCGTCGAAATCCCCATCGCATCAGTGCCAAGCATTTACAACGATGTTGGTGCATCAGCCACAGGTGTTCAGGATGTTTGCGTGCGCGGCACCAAGCTGGTTGTGTGCCTCTCTATGAACGTTGGCAGCAACGTTGACCAGTCTGACGTTTGTTCTGTGACCATCGATCTTGGTGAGCCTCGACAGAACAAATTCTTCCTCAGCGAAGGGGAGTTTAAAAAGCCTCGCGCAACTGACTACCCATCTAACTATCGCTTCGGCAGCGTAAATATTGTCGGCCTGGGTAATACCTCAGCGACACTGCGAATGAATGGACAGGTCATTGTTCAAGATCTAACGGATGCAGTGAGATTTGGCTCAACTGTTGCCGGCGGCAGTAAATCACATGTGTGGAATAACGGACCTGCGCCAGCCTACATCGATGTTGCTGCAAGCAGCACTAACGTGAGCATTTCGGCCTACTCGGGATATGCGCGGCTGCGTGCTGGCCGCGGCCCGGAGGGGTACGCCTCTATTGAGCTCAACCGAGATACGAAAGCGGTCACTGTTAGCAACCCCAATAACGTGGGTGGTTTCGGCTTAACACCAGAAGGCTACATCGCACTTTCATGCAACTGGCAGCACCCGATGGTACTGGACGGCGGATCCGGCGGGAAAATCTATCTCTGGGTTTCCGGCACAAACAACATCATGAAGCACAGCATGACCCCACCTACGTCGGATAACGATGGTGAGTTTTTGGTGCCGAACAAAACAACCACTGTTGCTGGGCTTGGGACTGGTACGGATACCGCGCGATATGCATACGCAACGAACGGCCGAAAGGCTGGGGAAGGCGCCGGGGCGGGAACCGGGACGCCGGTGTATTGGGACGGTTCAGTATGGCGCGTATATCGCGATGACTCGATCGTAGCGGCTTAATCAACGCCGCCGACAGCGGCGGAGGTGGAGCATGAAAATGGAAAAGTTAACGACAGGTCTTTCTTATGGCGCCTCCGGTGGTGGCGCCGCATTCTGGTTTACTCGACTGCTGGATGGTTATTCGCCTGAGCAGTGGGCGGCCATAGGCGTTCTTGGCGGTCTGTTTTTCGCCTTCCTCACCTGGCTGATGAACCTTTATTTCAAGATTCGCGAGGATCGCCGCCGCGAAAGAATGGGGAGGGGGGCCGATGAGCAAGCTGAATAAGACTGGCGCCGCCGGTGCAATCTGTTCTGTCGCTGTGATTATTGGCCTGGTGCTACCGAATGGCGAGGTAAAAACCAGCCGTGCCGGCTTGGAGCTTATCGGCAACGCCGAGGGCTGCCGCCGCGACCCATACAAATGCCCCGCTGATGTGTGGACGGATGGCATCGGCAACACGCATGGCGTTAAACAAGGCGTGCGCAAGACAGATCAGCAGATCGCCGCAGACTGGCAAAAGAACATCCTGGCGGCTGAGCGGTGCGTTACAAGCTATGCCGCAGGTGACAAATTGCCACAGGGTGCCTTCGACGCGGCGGTGAGCATCACGTTTAATGCCGGTTGCGCCACGATGCAGAAATCGACGATGTTCCGGCTGTTCCGCCAGGGTGACACTGAGGCCGCCTGCGATCAGTTCCCGCGCTGGGTATATGCCGGTGGCGTAAAGCTCAACGGCCTGGTGGTCCGCCGTGACAAGGAGCGCGCGCTATGTCTGGCAAAATAACATCTGCGGTGGTGATCCTGCTGGCGCTGGCGGCCGTCGTCGGCGCTGGCGCTTGGCTGGCAGGACGACACTACCAGCCTACTATTGACCGTCTCAACCAGGCGCTGACGCAATGCCGCGATACTGGCAGGCAACAGGCATCTACGATCGCCAGCCAGAACGCTGGCATTGAGGCACAGCGACGCGCTGATATTGAGCGAGAATCCAAGGCAAAGGCAGCGCATGAAAAAGCCCGCAGGGAGGCGCAGGGCGACTATGAGAAGGCAAACGATGTTATGGCAGAGCGAACCACAGGCGATGTGTGCGCGGCGGCGTCTGCTGCGTTTGACGCAGAGTTGCGCCGGGAGCGTGCTAAATGAAAAAGCTGATCGTGGTTTCTGTTCTGGCACTGGCCAGCTGCTCGAACGAGCCGCCGGCGCCGTCCTACGTTGAAGTGAAAGTGCCGGTGGCCGTACCATGCAAAACGGTAGACGTTGCGCGCCCGGCGTTCGCAGTTGACCAGTTGCCTATCGGTGCTACTATCGACGTCCAGATGCGAGCGCTGCGCGCCGAGCGTCACCAGAGGATTGGCTACGAAAGAGAGCTGATAGCTGCCAATGAGGCGTGCAAAAACTGAGCTGGTTTTTCTGGTGACGGTATTAAAGTCGGTATGAGTTTTTAAAACCAATCATATCACCCAATAAAATCAACAAGTTGATGTTGTTGTAAATAATTGAGTGGGAGTGATTTACCCCCCCTTCGCAGCCTGTTCGTAAACAAGCCGAAGTGACTGAAACCCTCTGTTTTTACAGAGGGTTTTCTTTATATGGCCATATCTTTTCTGCCTGGTTCCAGCCATGAGTAAAGCCGAACATTGTTTGTGGCCTAAATCTGGCCTATGTTCGGACCTTGGCATGATTGATAGCGCCTGGGGGCATGAAGAAAGTAGAGACCATCGGCTACGTTAAAAAGAGCGCGGCCACGCTCGATCTCTCTGAACCTATCTATAGAGGATCGCA